GAATTCAGCGGTCAAAACCTGTTAATGGATTTATTCAAAGCATTCGCCAGCGACCCGATGCGGCTACTGCCACATACGACTCAGGTGATCTTTGAAGAAGCACATGATGAAAATGCAAGAATGCGCGTGCTAACCGACTATTTATCGGGTATGTCGGATGAATATGCGAGAAAGACGCATGCGAGATTGTTTGCGGGAGCGGTTTAAGCGCATTTAATCTAATGTATTCATTAATTTTGACCCTGAATTTTTCAGGGTCTTTTTATCATTAATGAATGTGTATTTGTTTGTAGCTCACTGTCATGGGGTGTCAGGGGTCGTAGGTTCAAATCATACTGCTCTGACGAGTTATGTCAGGAAAATAAATATTAAACAAGTGATTTCATTTTGCTAATTGTAAGAGTTGCCCCTGTTGTTTGTTAATAATTTTTCAAGTCAAAGCTATTCTTAATCTAACTCTTTAAGTTCTATATGAAAGCTGTTCTTTATAGTTGTTACTTTTAGTATTCTAGTGTCTTTATATTTTGAATTAACAATCATCTTCAAAAGTTCAACTTGGTCTGCTGGCATTTTTTCACCGATGAAAACATGTTTAAGTGATTCAGGTGAATATTTCTTTAGCCCAAAAGAGTTGCTTAGGACTCTATATTCAACTTCATTGGAAAAAATTTCATGCTTCGTATTTAGAGCTTTGAACAAAGAAGATGAATCAATTATCTCGCTTTTATCTATTGATAAATGGGGGGTTGCTGTCCTAATATCATAATTCACAGGGTTAAAAGCAAATTTAGAATCATTCAACTCTTTAATACTTCTTGCAAGTTCCTCTCCGTCAAAATGAAGTGCAAAGCCTCTCAAACCATCCGAATATAAAGACCACATATGTAAATTAGCCACATTCGAATTAAGAATGTCAAAACTATGATTTTCAGTTGGTATATCAGATGAAAGAGATAAAACTCCAGAATTTTTTCTCATCTCCGTCATTCTTTTATGCACATGTTTTTTAACAAATTGTTTGTGAGCGTATTCAAAGTCCCTTTGTCCTTTATCTAAAAACATTTTAATCAATGACTCAGTTCTTTGCTCAACGTTTTCATTCGGCCTTTGCATGCATTGTATCTTACGAGCCAAATCGTATAAGTCTTTAGGTTTCATATTTTCTACTAAAGTATCTACATCATAGACACCTTCAAATGGGTCATTTAAATCATCTAATTTAGAAAACCATAGATGGCAATTAGCCAAACATGCCAAGGAGTTAGTATCCATGACGCGAAACTTATAGAGATTTTTATAATCCATTTTATCAATCAGGCTTTTGTAATAAAAATATTAGTCGCTAATATCTTTGAGTGTAATTTTAGAAGGTGTAATTGATCAACTACTGTTTTAAAAATGAAAAAATTCAAAACGCTTTGTAATGTTTAAAATGAGATTTTATTTTGGGATTTATTACATTTGTTGAATGGGTAAAGGAAAAGCTGGTCGGCATAGCAGGATTTGAACCTGCGACCCCTGACACCCCATAACTGCGAAAATGTAGATACTATCCGCTTGTTTTTACTAGGTTTTAACTGTGATTTTTGGGCTGTAAAATTTCTAAAAATCGCGTTTTTCAAGTCAATAGAATCAATGAGTTAGGTAATGGTTTTGCACGGGGTATTGCACGCTTATTTGGTTAAGTTGGTTTATCCAGGATGGCTAAATGTTGCCTTACTCATATGCAATTTAACCTAACTTAGATTATACTGTTTATATATACAGTTAACTTATTCTCTACTTATGAATATTGAGCCAGTCAAAATAAATTGCGGCATTGTTGGAACCGACTTTCTAAGCTCTGAGTATCGTAGTCTTGGCCAATCTCTCGATAGCCTGATAATGCCAAATTATGTGGCCACATTTATCGGTCGTGTTTCTGGTGATTCAATGGAAGGCGTAGGCATTTTTGATGGTGATCTTCTTATTGTTGACCGTGCATTACAGGTGGAAGATGGCGACATCATTGTGGCCACGTACAACTGCGAGTTTGTTTGTAAAATACTGGATTATAAAAACCGAAGGCTTTTATCTGCATCAGACAAATTCAAGCCCGTTCTTATTGACGAATGCGATGATTTTTCTTTTGAAGGTGTCGTTAGCTCTTCTGTTAGATTATTTAGAAGTAAAGAAGGAATGAGATCTAAATTGTTTTAGATTCATTTATAAATTTGCTAATTGAAATTTTTCCAAGTGGAGTTGAATTACCAAATGCACTATAAATATCAATTCCATCATGATATACAAAATTAGCCAAAGATTGGTCATTAATGCCAATCTGAAAAGGTGTTACGATATTACACTCGTCACCGTCACCAATATAAGTTAGCCCTTCTAACAAGGCATATCTATTAACAAAATATTTTAAATCGCTATCTTTGTAATCTTCAGAAAAGAGCGCTAAGAATAAGAAAGTTTTTTCATATAGGTTAATTTGTGATTTGACTATATTTAGATGAATTGTTTTTGACATTGGTAGATTTGAAGCATCTAAAAAGGTCAGTATGCTGCAAAGAAAATCAAGATAGATTTTACAAATGCGACCATCCATTTCTATAACTGTTGAAGTTATTTTACATAAATCGGGGTCTTCAGAAGTATTTATTACCGTACATATTGTATGCGAAATAGATTTAAATACATCATTACCTCTGGCTGGCTTAAAATTTATTGCTCCTCGAGAATCTACTGACATTTCTGACATGAAATCATTCAAGTCTTTCTCATTTAATTTAAAGTGGTGAAGATAATCGATGTTTTCTGATTCTGATATCTCCAGTTTATCAACCATTTCAGATAAAAATCTCATGTAACTATAAAACGACGACTCAAAGTCACTCTTAGCTAATTGCTTTTCAGATTGCTCAATTACTTGTCGCGATTGGTTAATAGACTCAATATTAATCCTTAACGTACTTAACAAAAGTATGATGCTAATTAAGCTCAAAAAAGGAGTTAATATATTGCTAAAGAATGTAGCTGTATCTGTCCAGTTAGAAATTTTATTTGAAAAACCGAAACCGAAATGTGATATGAATAAAAATATACTTACCAATACTGCAAGTGCTGATGAAAACATTATGAATATAACTAGCTTTCTCATTTAATTAATCATTCCTATTTATTAATCAATACTAAGCCTGGGATATGATATTGAATTTGGAACAAACCAAATTTTTATTGGCAACTTATTGGAGTCTACCGTTTGATTTAGCCTTTTCAAATAACGATTATCCTGCTGATTTCTAAGTATTAATACTATCCCTGCTTTTTTTCCAGTCACTGAAGCATAGTATAGGGATTGGCCTATAGCTTCGGCCCACTTATAATCAAAGTCGAACTCTATAGCATATCTATCGTTTAAACAATCAACCCTTGTTCGGTCACTTAATACATGTTCAATATCACCATCACAATGAAATTTAACAAAGTCTGACTCTTTTAATTTTATTGACTTACTAGATGGATCAGCAAAAGCCAAATTAGACAAAAATAAGCCTATAAAAAAGATATTTCCTTTTCTGGTCACAAGTTGATTTCCTTATAAAAGATTCTAACAAGACTTTATCTCAGCAAACGGTACTTCTACCCATTCAACATGATTTTCAATATAAATCTTTGTGCTTTTGGCGTTAGTATGTGCCATGCGTGATTGTGGGTCTACGCCTTGGCCACTGAACAAATACGCAGATAAGGCACGTATTTCGTGAAATGTTGGACGTTTTTCTGGTTCAAGGTGATCACAACAACCAACTTCATCACGTATCTTTGAGAATGTTCGGCTAATGTAGTCTGGTGTTAACTGGGTAACGTGATCAACTTCTTTGCTCAGTTTTACTTTACTCTTTGCCGGCAATCGATGAACAACATAATCACTTAAAAGGCTATCTCGGCTTCTATCGATTATATGCTTAATTTCTTCACCTATAGGAATGGCCACGTGGGCAGCTTCTCTTTGAGCTACTTTTTGGCGATGAATATACAAGGTGCCATATAACTTACCATGCTTTGTTTGTTGCGGTTCTTTGAACCAAACACAGCCACAGGTTTTCTTATTCGGCTTTTTTATCTTGTATTTAATACGAGAAATTTCTAGTCGTGCATGTGTGGTTTGCAATGAAAGATCCATTGCTGTTTGCAACCATAAAGGTGCAGCTGCATGAATTTGGTCGTACCATTCCTTTTTTAATCGACTTCGTTGCTTTGCATCGAGACGACGCTTCTTTTTAAGCGATGCAGGGTTTGCTGGCATTATGCTTTCGTCAACTGCATACGAGAAAAGCTTTTTAAGCCAAGCAACTTTTCTATTTTGCACATTAGCACTGGCTTCAGAGTGGTACTGAATCAAGTAATCGTTTACGTGTTGCAGATTAATGTGTGAACCAGGTATGTGCGCAAAGAACTCTTGAGTTCGCTTTGCATCGTTTTCCATTGTTTTTGCTAAGTCTTCACTCGGTTGCTCGTCGGTCATTATACGATTAAGCAGCTTTTGAACATGCTCAGCAAAAGGCTGTTCATCTATGAAAGAACCATAGTTAAGTAAATCATCTACCTTTAGCGCGACTTTTGGCCGCGCTATACGGTTGTACTCTCTGGCAATTGAAACAGCTTTATCTCGGTCAGTACCAAGTGACTTAAACTTTCCATTTACCAACTTAATACGATAAATACCGCGTTGAGCATAATAATAAAGATGCTCGGGTAGACTTTCTCCTTTTTTGTGTCTTGGACGTGGAGCCATTTAAATGATCCAAATTAATTTAGTGCATGAATAGTGATATTGCGCTGGCCAATACCACCATTAATTTTAATATCTTTATTTACCACATGCCCCTCAGATTCCAAATGAGAAACATAAGCGCCAACAAATAAGCCTGCTGAAATACTTAAAGCTTCTTCTCGATCTTCATGCATTAAATCTTTAAACAATTCTAGTATTTGCTCACTTTTATTCATGTTCAATCTCCAAAAATCTAATTAACCGCTCTTAAATAGCGCCATTCACAAGAGAAGTTTAAAACTTCGTCGCCGTCTTTATCTGTTATCACACCATCTTTGACTGAATAGATAGAAATGATACTTGAGCCTTGGGCTCTAACTTCGTAAAGACCATCGAAAGGTGGTTTTGATGCATACAGTTTCCATTTGCTCATGAGTCTTACTCCTTTAACCTTTTAATAAACTACTTACTGCAGAGCTTATCTCTGCATCTAAACCTGCTTTTTCAGTATCAAAAATAAATACTGCACCGCCGATGATCCGTCCAGCCACGTGGCCGCTTTCAACCCAACCTCGTAAAGTGCGTGCTGTGGGTACTGAGCCAGGAGCAAATTCACGTTTCGCCCACTGGCTGGCTCTCATTAATTTTCCGTTAGTCATAGTTGGACTCCTTTTTCAAATACCCAACACTTAACCGCCAAAGGTTTACGTGCCATTGGGTTATCACTATTAATTCTTGCGTTAACAGCGCTATTTACGGTTTGTTGGCCAAGGAACTTGCGAGTTCGGCACGATTTAAGTAAGCGCTTTAGGTCTGTTAAAGGTGGAACGTATTGCCTACGTTCTGCTGCAATTTCGGTAAAGTGGTTTAAGTTAACCGCGATTTTGCTGTCGTCTCGATGGTGGTTAACTACTTTTAAGCTGTCGCCATCGCCTTCTAAGAAGTCAAACACATCCCAGAATTCTTGAACAAGCGGATGCTCAGCATTAATGGCTTTTTGTCGGTCTACGGCCATATCGCACAACATTTGATGCGTCGCATCAATTTGCTGCTGATTAATATCGGTTACCAAAGCAACCGCATCGATAAGTGCGCACAGCTGCGCGTGATTTTTAACAATACGTACGTTTTTAATATCAGGCTGTTCACTTAACCAGGTTTCATGAAACTTAAAACGCTCGTTAAAGCATTCTAGTACTGCCTTTTCATTCATGGCAGCTTTAAGCAAAAAGCCCGATACGTCTTCAACATCAACACGTTCAAGCCACTCGGCGGCTTCTTTGGTTGATGCATTCTGGCCTTTGCGGTCAGTCATAATATGAATAATACGCTGAAGAACAGCTTCAGACGCTTGTACCACAGCGTTTTGTGCAATCACAATCGAGCCTCTGAATGGTGGCTCGTAGGTTTCATTGCCTTGACTGCGAATACCGCGAGCTCGAACACTTCGGCCATTGTAAGCGGTTTTTAATTCGTCCCAATCAAAGCCTTTTTGTTTAGCGTCTTTGGTGTCGCCTCGGTCACCCTCTATTAATACAATCGGTAAATTCGACACTTGCGCAAAGTTACGAGCGCGAGCTGCCAATGTCGACTTACTTGGGTCAAAGCCTTCATAGTCGTTACGGCCAGCTAGCTTCCATAAAAATTCGAGTAACGTCGATTTACCTGTGCCAGGCTCACCCACAATTTCTAAGAACGGGTATGTTTTATGCGTTTTACGAATTTGCTCAGCAAAAAAACTACCAAACCAAAACGCTAAAGCAACAAAGCCTTTTGCACCGAACGCCTGCCAGAGTTTATGCTCCCATTCATCACTTATTTTATTAATGTCGTGGTTAAGGTTTAACTCAATAGTTTGCAGCGTTTTAATGCTTAACTTGTTTATGTCGAAAAAGTCTTCGTCGTTTAATTTGTATAATCGGCCATCTTTAACAGCTATATCGTTATACACATAACATTCATGCTCTTTGCTATAGCCAACAAAGTCAGTGGTTTGAACACGCTTAATATTAAAAAGCTGTTGGCTCATTAGTTTATCGAGTTGTGGCGTTTGACCATTGAATACCGCACCAGGTGCAATACCAAGTAAACGCTTTTTAAACTCAGCACCCGAACTTAACTGGCTACCCGAAAACGTGTTTTTAACACTTGGGCTGTCATGCGGAAAGTCGACTCTAAAGTAGTACCAACTTTCGTCAGTCAGTTTATTTTCTTGGTAATACAAGGCTTGCGGATAACACTTGGCCAACTCTTGAATGCTGCCCGATTCTTTTAAAGCACGCTCTTTAAGTTCTTCTTCAGATAAGTCTTCACCTTCACGTTCTGCGCACTCAATAACTTGATTAAACGCTTTGTGATAACGATCTAAATCTAATTTGAACCAGTACAAGCAGCTATTAAACGCAAACGGGAATTCTTTAGAGCCTTTTTTGTTGTGCATTAAAATGGCTTTTTCGATGGCACTAGAGGCAATGAGCAACTGGCCATAGTAACGGCAATCTTCTAATTGGTGCTGGTTTAAGCGTTCACGCTGGTAAAGCTCGTTCCAATCGAGTTTTACTTTACCTTTTGGTGGTTGAGCTGCGGTTGCTTCCCAGCCAAGTTCACGTGCACGTTTAACAAACTTTTTAGTAAATGACTCACCAGCCTTACCATCGTCTAACGCAAAAACAAGCTTTGGCTTTTTATGACCAGCCATTTTTTGCTCTAACGCTTTTAAAGCTTGCTCAGGAAAGTTATTACAGCTCATTAAACTAACTGCATTTAAACCTGCATGAATTAAAGCAATGGCATCAAATATGCCCTCAGTTAACCATAGTTCTATGCCAGCCCAGGCGTAAACGTCTGAATTAGGTGCTTGCCACCATTGGCCATTGTATTTACCAACAAAGTTAGCTTTCATTTTACCGAAGCGCTGAGGCTTATCGATAAAACGCTCCCAAGTTGCGCCACCTGGTAATTCAAATTTAACCGTTGCGGTACCGATTTGGCGTTGGCCACAGTAATACGCGCCTTGTTTATACCAGTCTTTAACCTTATCTAATTCAAAGCCTCGGCCATGTTGCATGTAAGCGTCAGCTGCTGCATTTGGGTTTTCGACAACTTTATCTTCTTGCTGTGTTTTTTGCGGAAAGCGGTCGCTCCACGATTCAAATAAATCAGGGTAAAGGTCTTTAATATGAAATTCGTCACCACATTTATTTAAACGACCACAACGCAAAACCCACGGATTATCTTTATTGGTGTATAGCTCTTTTTTACCGCAGCTAGGGCATTCACCCTGCTGCAGAAACTCGCCACCATGCTTTTGTTCTTTTAAATCGTAATCTCGGGTTATACGAGAGATCACTTCTCTATATAGCTCTGGGTACATCAGCTTTTGTCCGTGTTAATAATTGGGGTTAAGCATTTGCGTTACCTTCTTGCAAAAGTAAACGTGCGGTGGCTACGGTGGCATCCCATGCCAATGTGCCTATAGGGCTATCGAATGTTTTAGGGTAATCGTGGTTTTGTTGGCACTGGGCCATAATGGCAAGACAATCGGTTAATGCTGCAGTTAAGCGCACATGCTGCGCTTTAATTGTGTTTACATAAGCAATGGCAGGTGCATTGCCAATTAACACATGGCCGTCAGTAATATTAAGCTCTTGCAAGTTATTACCTTTGGCAAACTGGTGCAGTTTTTCTTTGATTGTTGGTTGTAAAATTGTGGTGGCGCCTAAATCTTCTGGGGTCGCTAAACGCACCTCAGTGCATACCAGCGAGCCAGTTAGGTAGCTATTTTGAATGGCGATTTCTGTAGCTCTGTCGCTAGTGCTTGAGCCACAAATAACGGTTTGAGTTTCGCCGCATTCGTCTTTTACTGTGCAAACATATTTTTTAATTGGTTTACCTGCCCAATAAAGTGCAGCGTCGAAGTTTGCATTTTCTGTGTGTTCAGCCTGAGTGCGCATTACACACCTGCCTTATTAGCTTTACAGCTAACAAAAACCAGTGGCAAACCATTTAGCTGTGCGCGAGCTTGCTCTTCAGAGTCAGCAGTAGCAGAAACAGTACGAATACGAGAAAGTTTTGAAAGTGTTTGATTGCGTGTTGCAATTAAGAATGTATATATCACGTTTTGTATTTCCATAAATAACTTAATATTTATGGTGGATCGGGTAGCCGCAAAGCAGTGTCCCAAAACGAAAGACACAGAGGGGGCGTTTTCTTTGGCTCCCGACCCATGCCCCCATATACAGCGTAAAAATGCGTATATCAGCGAAATACGCTGATATGGAGGAATAGAGTTCGTCAAATTTTCGTTTTGTCTCACTGCCTGTGGGTGCTTAATCCACCTGCATGGTTGTTCCTTGCTTAAGGGAACAGTGAAAAGTATGGCATCGCCTATTGGGTTGTGCAAGTTGTTTTTTGTGCCTATTGTCATATTTTTAAGCCTCCTTGTTATTATTATGGATATAAACGGGTTTTAACTGGCTTGTTTATTACGCTGGCTCTCGCACCACTTGGCGCGCTCGCTCATAGGTAGGTGAACGGCTGGGTTTGGGCTTGCACTTGGGGTAATGGTGCGAACCACTTCTTCGAGTGTGGCAAACACATGATTACAGTGTTCATTTTCGCAGCGGTACACTTTCTCTCGGGTGAACGTGCTTTTAATTTCTGTTCTGCGTTGCTTTGCTCTATGCCCACAATGTGGGCAATCAATACCTTGGCCGTTTTTAAGTTTCATTACGCTGCACCTTTTAGCTCATGTTTAAATTGCTCTGGCAATGCATCGATGATCTTCTGTGCATTGTCGTGCCAAAGCTGGCGACTTGGATTACTGATGAATTTTAAAATGAGGTTGTAATTCAGCTCGTTAGCTTTGCAAAAATCCATGAGCTGCCCACGCGTATTGTGCATTTTAAGCAGTGCACTGCGTATTTGATCTGTAGTCATAGCACTTACCTTAATGTTTCTATCGTCCTAGAATTTAGCTAATTAAAGTAAAAAATATGCTTTTGGTCAACTTTATTATGCTTATCGTCATATTTTTATTTAATTTAAGTTCACTAAACCTTAATTTCAGGGGTGCAGATGAGTCCTTTCTTACAAAAATCAAACGCTGAAATCATTAATAAAGTCATAAATGATCAATTTTTTGAATTTGAAGTTTGTTTTCGATAGTAAAATAACACTATAATCATTTAAAAGATGACTATAGGCACATTTTCAAATGAACGCGAAAGACGTATTTGTAGATAACATGAACACTGTGATTGGAAAAAGCAAAGTTAAAGAGCTCGTTCGCCAAGCTAGTGAGCAAGGTATTGCTATTGATTACACATATTTCATGGGCGTTCGTAGAGGTGAGCGCAACTTAAGCACCGATAAGTCTGAGCAGATAACTTCTGTACTTCGTTTATTGCCTGGTTACGATTGGATAGAACATTGGATGTTCTTTATTCCTGATTACTTCAAAAATAATTCAATAAACGTGCTCACTCAGCCAAAGTTAACAGCCAGTGATTTTCCTGAAATGGTAGATGAATTGTTGGTTTTGGCGTGTCGATTAAAGTTTTTGAAACTTGATGAAACTCAATTTGAACAACTGCAAGAGCTGGCGCAGTATATTTCTGAAAAGCAGATACCTGCCGATGACGCCAACCAAGATGAGGCGTTATCTGCAGGTTCATAAAAAGCTATTTAACAGCCCTTAGAGGATAATGGGCTTCTTTACTTACCTTTGGTCTTATCATACTTACTGTATTTTCAGCCTCTACGTTAACAAGCTTTTCAACATAACCGTTTAGAGCTTCTTCGTAATCTTCATCTGCTTTAATTTTTGCAAATGTATTAGGCATATTGCGCGCAGCGTATGACTGCATGCATAGCTTATGGGCCAATGGTTCGTTAGCAGTTTGCGCTGCATTACTTTCGGTAGTTTCATGAAACCGAATAAGAACTTGCATGCATTTAGTAGATAAATACACACACGCTGCGATGATTAATAATGAAAATGCGATCATTGGGTTACTCGCTCCTTGGTTCTGAATGTATTACATAGCCATACAACCGCCATTACTGGCACGGTAAACTGAATGGCAGGAATACAGAATTTGTAGAGTTCAGCAAGCATATTTGTCTCAAGCACTATACGATCAATGTATCTAGCTGCTTGCAGTAATAATAGTGCAAAAAAGCTAATTGCAGTAAAGAGACTTAACTTGCTAATTGCTATCCGTAGCTTTGTATGTAAAAGCAGTAGCAGCCATATACCAATTGCATCAAATGCAATCCAGGTTGTATACCAAACGTGAAGCTTAATATCTCCATCCATTGCAGTAATCTTCGGAGCAACTTGATAAGCAATCAAATCAATAATCAGCCACAAAGTTAGTGAGATTAATGTTGAACTGTTAGCTTTGAAGTAAACGCCAGCGATGATCACCAAAATGGTCGCTATCCATAAATAGTTAGCGATTTCGTACACAAGGCTAATATAGCTATCCACTGCAAACTCCTTGATTTATGGATTTGTTGGCTCGTTACCTGAACCATTACCTGCTGGTGTTACATTTAGAGCTCTAAGTGTAATTGCACTTAAACTTTCAGCTTTATCTGTTGCGTTGGTATCTTTTCCTTTTTCTGGTTCGACACCGTGGCCATTACCGCCACTTACAAACAGTGATTGTTCTTTTGTCAGTACAAAAGCTTGATTGTGAGGATGAGACTTCATAGAGATTTTCCTTATTTATGTCATTCATAATAAATGACTTTTTGGTTATAAATCTTATCCATTTTACAACCAAGCATACCCAAAGCAATTTGTTTAACTGCTATAGTTTATTAATTATTTCATTTTTTATACGAAAATAGAAACATTTTTTTAACAGCGACTAAGGGAAGATGATTTGTTTGCAAGAAAGTAAAAAGCCAGCTGAGTAGCTGGCTTTATTGTATTTAAAAGTAACTGGACTGCTTGAGTAGTGTCTCGTAGTCCATTTTTACATGACAGAAAATCAGTATGTAAATATCAAAATTATTGTCGGTTTCGCGTATTTCGTACACGAACCGATAGTCGCCTTTTACTATTTCTCTGTATTCAGGGGCGTCGAAGTACTTGCACGCCTTGCCGCTTTCAGGAAATGTTGTTAACTGACTTTGAAAGTCAGCTATGGTCGACTTTATCTTATCCCTCGCGATCTCTTCGCCCTCGGTATGAGTGCGCCAGTTGATTGCGTCTTTAATTTGAAATTGTGCTTTTTCAGTAATTTTAAAATTTACATTTGTCATCATGATCCGAGTCTATATTTGACTTAAAAAGTCATCGAGAGGCGCGGTTTTACCAGCTTCGATATCTTTTCTTGAATTTAGTAATAGCGTCATGAATGCCATTTTTTCTTGCTGATGTTGGTAAGCCTCGTGCGTTTGCACCACTAATGATTCTTTGCCATTTTGGGTTACAAACAACGGGCTAAAACCAAGCTCATCGGGCAAGTTTGCCGCGTTGGCCTTCATTTGGCTGATTGTTGAAAGTTTCATCTTTACATTTCCAGAATAAGAGTAAGCCATGGGTCTTTTAAACCTCGGACTAAATATAGACCGATTTTATTTTTATTGCAACCATCGAACCAAATTTAGACCGGTTATTTTACTCTTTTATTTGAGCCTGTTCTTGATGCTTAATTTCAAGCTCAAGCGATGATGTATAACCGCTATCATTTAAAGTGTGTGTGACTTGTTTAAGGATCCAATTACTGCTGTCTATCTGTGGTTTGAAGCCGCTTACTGTTATGGGTGTTTCGGGGAATAATTCTGGGTTGCCTTGTGCCAATGTAATGCTAAATGTTGCCATGCCTCGCTGAATACGTTCCCACATTGCTTTTGCAGCTCTGGTTGCTGTGGCTTTAGATGCATAAATGTGGCGTAAGGTTTTTATGCCTTCACCACCTGAAAGCGCTGAGCCATTGCCAGACTTTTCTACCGTGACACTTTTGCGCATGGCTGCTTTTTCATCTTGCCAATATGCGGTTACGCCTGCATAAGCTTGGCGGTCTGCAATACTAAAACGGTGCTGGTCGCCCGATTGTCTGGTTATGTGTACTTTAGGCAATGGAATACCTGAAGCACTGATCCCCTGCCCAGCATTTATGAACACAAGGTTTTCATTTTTGACTGTGGCAATTGAGTCAAACTGTTCTGCTAGGCGTGTTAAAAACTGAGCGTCTGACTCATTTGCCTGGTCTATGTGATCGATTAACTCAGTACTGAGCATAGGGCTAATTTTTTCTGTTAGGCCATTACGCTGTGCAATGGTTTGAACAATGCTGCCTAATGTTACCTGGTGAAAGCTTTGCTCTCTGGTTTCGAGTAATGAGCCACGCATGTCGGCAGATTTACCACGTATTGTTAATATATCGGGTGCGCCGCTGTGTTCTACTTCGTCAATGGTGTAAGTCCCTTTGTCGACTAATTCACTTTTGTCATTGTGAATATAACCAAGCTTAACCTGCATTTTGGCGCCTTTTCGTGGTATATCGAGTTGGCCTGCGCTGTCGTCGAGCTGTATCTCGATGGTGTCGGCTTCAAAGCCCCGGTTGTCGGTTAGTACTAGGCTTTCTAACAGTGAATCGATTTTTATATTTTTACCGTCAACGGTTAGTTGGTAATCTGGTTGCATGGTTAACCTACCGAAAGTTTATGAGCAATTTGCTGGGTGTTTTGTTCATCGATGCGTTTTAGTTCAATACTGAACTCAATTTTGCGTGCAGCACCATTGCCAACAAGCTCACTTCGTCCAGCTGTTATTTTTTCAATTACAAAAAAACCGTGCATGTTGCCGCTGCCATCGATGAGTGGGTAAGCTTTGCCAGTTTCGGCCATTGCTGTTATTTCGTTTAAGCTTGGCTCACCTCCTGTAAATTCGGGCATAAGCAAGCCCGAAAGTTCTTTAGTTTCATCGCCTGCACCCAAAAACTGGCTGCTTGGCCTTGCGCCAATTCTATTATTAGTAGAGTGGCGCCATGTAATTGTGTGTTGAGTTTGTTGTGGGGCTATTGTTTTACGCTCGAAAACAAAATAGCCCAGAGTCATCATCATTCTATGTCTCCTAGCGTTGCTCTGAGTTTTGCTTGTTGTTGACGTTGAATTTTCTCAATCTGAATGGCCACTTGCCTTGCTATGTCTTGTTCGTTTGTACCAGGCGTAGCATGAATGGTTATAGGCGCATTGATAGAGGCGTCAATGTGTATTGTTTTACTTTGAGCTTTTGTAACTGTTTGCTTTTGGTTCGGTTGGTATAACTGTGATCCATTTACAAAAGTTGGTTGCTCTTTTGGCGTAAACAAAGCTGGTTGTGCAACTGCTGGTAAACTCAGTGTACTAATAGAGCCGATTGCAAATGCGGTACCTGCAAGCGTTTTACTTAATGTATTTACTTGTTTAAGTGGCTCGTTTTGGCTGCGCTGAATACCTACATGCAGGCCTTGCATGGTCTGGTCGCCAAGTATTGCAAATACACGACTGGGTGACGCAATACCAAGTGTTTGCTTTAACGATGAAATAGCACTTTTACCAATCCCAAATATTGAGTCTTTAATAGACTTCAATTTGTTTTTGATACCGTTGCCAAAGCCGTCAATGGTCATTTCGCCAAAGCCTGTAAACTTACTCGGTAAGTTAGTAAAAAAGCTTATTACCGAATTAAAGTTATTTGTGATCACGTTTAATGGTGACCAATCAAACAGCGCTTTGAAGTTTTGCCAGCCTGCAGCTGCAGTTGTGTTAATGCTTGGCCATAGGCTGCTTAACCAAGCTTTAGCAGAATTAAATCCGCCGGCTATCGATTGCAGTGGTGACCAATCAAATACAGCTTTAAAACTTTGCCACTGTGACTGAGCATTATTTGTAATCGATGGCCATAAACCATTTAACCAATTTTGAACTGCAGTGAAGCTGCTCGAAATTATGTTAAGTGGCGACCAATCAAATACAGCTTTAAATAAACCCCAGTTATTTGCAGCTGTTGCGCGAATGTTTGGCCACAAGTTGTTTAACCAGGTTTTAGCAGAAGTAAATCCGTCGGCTATCGATTGAAGTGGCGACCAATCAAACAGCGCTTTGAAGTTTTGCCAGCCTGTAGCTGCAGTTATGTTAATGCTTGGCCATAAGTTATTTAACCAGGTTTTAGCTGCATTAAATCCGCCGGCTATCGATGACAAAGGCGACCAGTTAAATACAGCTTTGAAACTTTGCCACTGTGACTGAGCATTATTTGTGATTGATGGCCATAAACCA